AAAAAACCTGATGTATCCAGCGCCAAACTCAAGGCAGTACGCTTGGTCACGGTTGAACACATAACGAATTAATCTTACCCTACCAGTGCCACCAGCAGCAGCAACGTAAACAGTGCCATCCCTGCGCCGGATTCCGCCATGCTGTAATACAACGCCATTTGTTACCTCTTTTGCACCTGCCATATAACGGGCAAGGTCAGACCGACCATACAGCTTCGGGCTTATCTCGCCTGCTGTGAAATTAGACTGGACTACCGTAACCCTTGGCATCCTAGCCTCTCGCGTTTATGAGCGGGAAGTCACCCATTGTTTCAGGCGGTTCATCCTGCCCATCAATAGCCCTAGCACGCTTCATAAACATAGATAACTGCTGATCCATTGCTTGAGCGAGTGACGCGCTTTGTGTGATAGCGTACGCAATACGGGCAGCAATAGCATGGTGCATTGCATTAACAAGCGAGCTATCCCACGTCGAGACATCCTCATTCTTGTAAATGTATTTCAGATACAGTGTGGATTCATCACAAAGAATCTTGCGACCTTCACACCTGTAGTCACACTCACGACCATACAGCCCTACGGATATGTTTCTTATCCAGTCTGATGGTAACGTGAACTGATACGAATAATCGTATGCCGGAGCTGTTGAATCTGCTGCAATAGCCACACGCTTGATGCAGCAATTCCAGAAATGTGAACGTAACACATCGTCACGAATAACCTCAAATAATGAATTGCAAAGTCTCGCCCTGTCATTATTCTCTGTGAGCGAGTTAATTGGCTGTGCGCCTAGCAACAACAAAGCATTTGAACAAATACTAACAGCAGTTGCCATTCAGCGCACTCCAATAGAATAGATGCCCACCGTTTCCAGTGGGCGGTATTACTTAGTTACCTTCTGAGTAGAACACTAACAGACTGATTGTACCCGCAGCATCAGCAGCGGCAGTCAGTGTAGCGGTCACGTCATACATAATGTTCGGATCAGAAGTTGCGCCTGCGATTTCCCACAATTGCTTTTCTACATCCTCAACACCATAAACAGCTGACTCGTGCTGAATCATTGTGCCAGCTATTGCGCCATCCTTGAGCGATACAGCAGACGCGAAGCAGTCAGCATCAACAACAGCAGCGCCATCAGCAGCAGTACGGTATAACCCGAAGTCTGCAATGGTAGTCGTGCCAATATCATCAGACCATAACTGCATACTAACGATACGTGCGCGGCTTGGCAGACGACAAAAGCGATACTTGCTCCCGATGTCATCGCCATTGGTTGTCTCAACGGTTCCACGAGCTACCTTTACAATGCCACCCTCCAGACCCTTTTTGTTGAGAGTCTGAGTGGATGCATCCGCATTGGTGACGATTGTACTTTTTACATTAACTACGGCCATAAATCACCCCTTAAGATGCAAAGATTTCATAAACTTTTTCTTCTTCGATGCGAACCGCACCCAAGGCCATTTTTGCATACACACGAGTGTTGAAGCCTTTAGAAGGATCAACACCTACTGTGATGGTCTTATCCTTGCCCACGCCCAATGCAACGCCAGACTTAGCGAACGCATAGCAAGCAAAGCCGGTAGCAGGATAAACACCAGAGCCGCCAGGTCCAGTGGTAGTGGTAACAGCAGGGATCAGGTTTGAGTAGATGAGGTTGAATCCCATTACCTTACCCGTCTTGATGTTTCCAGCGTGCCAATCAGCAATGGTGTTGTACTCAGCAGTAGACAGTGTTGAGTCAGTCAGCAAGTCACCAAGCTGGCTAGAGCCTAAAACCATAAATAACTCTTCTCCGGTTTCCTCATCGCACTCATTAGCGCGGAAGTATTCACGGGCGGCAATCAGTTTTGCTTTGTTCAACACTGCATTGGTCAGCTCTCGGTTAGCCGCTGCCATTGATGCTGTAGTGCTTGCGCCTGTACGCGCTGTTGAACCAAGTGCATTGATGATTACCTGATCTTTTGCGCGGTTCAATCCGTTAATCATGCCTTTGACATAATCAGATTTTGGGTCAATCAGTGTGCGAACAAGATCAAGATCGTCGATCATATCGCCATCGTCCCAATCGTACAGATCAACAAAGCGCGTGCTGTGTGCTTGGTCATTGATCGGTGTGTCAGCGTGGCGAGTAGTGCGGCGTTGGGCAGCTCTCTTGCCTAGACGGTTGATTGATTTGCTTGCACCTGAAATGTTAGGAATCAACGTAACAGCTTTTTCAAGCCGTGATTCAGACTGTTGTGCTACATGCATGAAGTTGTCAGCGAATTGCTGACGAAATGCTTCTGTGATTTGACTAGACATATTATGCCCCTTGTGTGAGTGAGTTATATTGTCGAGTTTGTCAGCAAGCTGGACTCTAAAATTGAACCGTTATCACCAAAGGTGGCGGTAGTGATGCTAATACTAGCCACCACCACCGTTTGTTATCCTAAACGATTAGCCAAGCCCGTGAGCTGGCTTTGTGCCAATCTGTTTGTCATACATTTCTGACATTGCCTTTAACAATGCAGGTCGGCGTGGATCAGTCATAGGCATGTCAATAAGTTGCTGTCGCATGTCGTGAGCCTTGTCTGAGAACTCAGCCTCAGGAATCATCTGCATTGCAGCAGGTGGAGAATCCTCACGCATACCCTCGCCAAACGATGCAGCAAACCGGATAAATGCAGGGTCATTGCCGTACCTGTCCATCAGATAGGCAGCGTCTTCACCAGCAACAACAGAAACAGCTTTGTAAGCGTCAGCCAATCCTGCCTTTAACTCTGCGTCAGTCTTCCAGGTTGTTTGTTTCAGGGTTGATATTGTCTCATCTGCCTTGATTTCCTGATGCTGCGCTATGTCTTCAGGCAAAACCTTCATGTACTGGTCAAGCACATAACTCATCTGTGCATTAGTCATACCTAAAGCGTGTGCGCCCTTGGTGAACTCTTGCATAACAGGGTCAGATTTGATGTCATCGAAGGTAATGCCAACCTCTTCACTAAAAACAGGCTGATATTCCTCATACGACTTAGGTGGAGCGTCACCACTCCCTAGCTTTTTCTCAAGATATGAGTAAGACTCTCCCATCTTTGCCGCTGACGCTTCAATATCAATCGAGCCATCTGCTTTCAGTGTGCGAAATTTCTCGGGAATCTTGTCTGTAATGACAGGTGAGGATGTAGCTGCTGCCTGTTGTAACGCGGTTTGCTTTGTTTCTTGCGATGTTTCTTGTGCTGTTTCGTCAGTTGTCGCTTGCGCGGCTGCTTCGTCAGTCATTTGTGTGCCTCATTGAGTTGATTGATGATGTAGTCTATTACCGCCATCTGACCGGCCTTGTATGCCGTTTCAGTTGTCGATTCTGGTGTATAAGGGTTACGCCAAAAAAGCTGCGTCAATTCATTCAACACAGCCTCCCCGTTACCCTTATCTTCAAATACGCTTGTATAGGTAAAGCAATCAACCTTGACCGGCATTCATTGCACCTTGTGCTAATTGTGGGGCTGCTTTAAGCGCCATCTCTTGCATCATTGCTTGCTGTTGCTGTTGTGCTGCTGCCTCTTGCTTGGCTTGTCTCTCAGCATCAACCACTGTCTTTGTCTTGATGATCTCAGCAGGTGCGCCTAATCCATCCTGTAAAATCCTTACCATCTCATCAGCGTCAATCAAGTCAAGAACCTCGGGGCGCATCTGTGCAATACCACCAATGTCCTGCATGAACCGCTCAATAGCCGTTATATCTTCCATCTTCTGAGCGCGGGCCATCGGAGATATATACTTAATCTTGTACTCTTTGCCTGCTAACGTCTCAGGTGGTGGAGCAAACACACCAGCTCTGAACAGTATGCCAAACACACGCTCGATCAATGGCTGTAGATACTCAGCCTGAAACCTGCCAAACAGTGGGCCAAGTAACTGGCGAATCAACTGCTGACGAACGTGAACCTCTGTCGCTGTCATTGCTGGCCCGTCTTGCGGCTGTAGCTGATCTGACATCAATATCTTACGGATGCTGGCTTGCGTCAGCTTTATCTCTTCCTGTGATAGCTGCCAATTGCCTGGCGGGTTCAATGGCTTCATTGAATCGACAGAATTAGCAACGATAATCTTACGTGGTCCAACCTTGATACTACGCGGATTCAACACGCCATCATCTTCTGCTATCCACATGCCTGCAATGTTAAGCTCAGCATTAGCCAAGTGCATAGACTTGATCTTGTTTAACATCTGAGCGTCAGGCAAGGCATCAAGCACAGGGCCAACACCATAAAAGCTGTTAGGCAATCGTATCCATCTAGGAATAACACAAGGAAACTCGTGATAACCTGACTCACGCAATGTCTTTTTAGTATCTACCTCAACCGTGCATGATGAGAATGGCAGCTCTGTTGCCCGTCTTGGCTTGTCTTGCTTGATACTGCGGGGCTTTATCTCAACTGCCAGCTTTACGGCCTCGTCACCTTTCTTGTCAGCAACTAGCGCAAGAACTTTCTCGCTGACATTAGACTCTCCAAACTCTCGGATACACTGATTAGCTGTTAGTGTGTACTCACGCAACACAGTATCAATGCGACCATCACCACGAGTTGATGAGATATAACATGATGCCAGCGGCCACTGCTGAAACACCAGACCGCCACGCTCTTTGTCCTCATCGATGTACAGCACAAACCAGCCAGCTATAACCGCATCGCCCAAAGCCTCGAATGACTCAGCATCGAAATTTGATGAATGGATGTTGTCATAGATTGCTTCAGCGGCATCATCAAGCCATCGTTGATCCTCTTCACCTGACTTGCCAACAGTCAATTCAAACCACTGAGCATTGCTAGGATGTATGCCGGAGCTGATAGACGATGATAGCAATCTAACACTATCGCCAGTAACACCGTCCATAATTCGAGCTTTTAGACTCAGTAATGACGTGCCATCGATCACCTCACCCTGCAAACCATCTGCACGATGAGGCGCACAGACCATATAGCAATCACGCCATAGCGACTCAATCGGCTGTCTGACTGACTTAAGCAGCGATAAACGCTTTACTATCTCGGTTGCGCTCACTTAGCCACCGAGCTTAGTAGCGCCAGGCTTCTGACCTGTTGCTGATGCTGTTGCTGTATTAGCCTTTGCTGCTGATACGCGAGTAGACATCATTTTGCCTTTCGCTGCACGCGCCTGAGCTTGTTCCTCATTAGCTTGTGCCGCTGCCTTAGCAGCTGCCTCAGCCTGCTCTGCCTTGAGATCACGCTCTACGACCTTTGGCGGGGCTTTCGGTTTTTTCGGTTTTGATCCACACATAGCGCACCCTCTGTAATTAATGCAAATTATTAGGTATCGTGCCGTTTGCTATCTGAAACGATTGATCCTGAGCGTTACAGGTGGATTAGCCATTTCCTCTGCCCAAAAATCTATGATAGCCAAGCCATCTGTGTAATTAGGCGACGAGCCATTAGCCCATCCATTGATTGTGTGCTTCGGTACGTCTATCGCTTTTGATATTGTAGCAAGGCTATGGCCCCTACCCCTTAGCTCTGTGATGAGCCTGTACCAATCAACCTGTGTCTGCATTCTGTGTCGCGCCAAAAAAGCCTCACGCGGCTTTGTAGCATCTATTTTGAAGTTTGTCAATATAGGTATCACAGGTGTGGACTATGCGCTGTCAGCACAAGTAGCCATACAGCTTATCGTTGTCGATGTGCAGCGTGATGAGTT